GAAGGAAAGTTATGATGTTGATGACGTTTTTGATAGTTTCGCCTACGATGGACAAAATAGTAGAGAAAGCGGTTCTGAAAGCCTTCATAATAAAAGTGAGAGCAGTCCCAAACGCATCTCTCATAAAATCTGTAACTGGTGAGATGAATTCCATGATAAGTTGGAACGCTGCGATTGTTGCATCCTTTAGACCAACCACACCATCCTCAGTTACCTTGATACGATTACCAAAGGTGAATATTGCCGCGGTAGCAAGAGCAATACTGATGACTAGCGCACCAATGGGATTTGCCACAAGAATTGCGAATAGTGCTGAGACCGCCCCAGCAGCCAACCGAGCAGCGCCAGCCAATAAGGGGAACCTAGCACTTAGACGCGCCAAGATGCCACTGCGGGCCGCATCAGCCGCCGCAGCGCGGGCAGCAGCCGCCGCCGCCGCATTGTCAGCCGCTATGCTCGCGGTTCTGGCTGCGGTCAGACTACTGGTAAGTCCAAGATTAACTCGCTCTGCGTTTGCAAGACGAATACTTGCCGCAGTCAGTCGATCACGAGCCGCTGCGTTTGCAATGAATTTACCAGTAAGAAGATCACGAGCACGACCATTCTGGAAAGCCGCTGTCGCTGAGGCATATTCCAACCGAGCAGAAACAACTTGAGCGGCTGATCTTGTGTTGATAGCTGCGAGGTTCGTTATTTGTGCTCGGGTGTTTGCTGCCGTGATTGCAGTGGAGGCTGCTTGTGACGTTGCGTAACTTGCTTGAATTGCACGAAGACGAGCAAGAGCACCACCAGCGATTTTCAACTTTACGGCGAACATAGCAATTGAGGCCAACATACTAGCTGTGAAGACTGCCGCCCCTGCGATAGCAGCAGTAGCCAATGCGAATGTTAATATGTCCAATCCTTTTGAAAGATTATCGATAGCCAAGGCAACTCTTAGACTAGCATTAAAAGTATCTTCAAAGTTGTCCAGGAGACGAGCGAAACGGCTTCTCAGGTTTTCAATAGCTTGAGAAATGGTGATGTCTGTCTCGGCGAACAATCGGTCAACATTGTCTTTACCAGCTTCAATCGCTCTGAACGTAATTTCAGAGGTCAGCTTACCAGCTGAACCGAGTGCTCGCAGAGTGCCTCTTGTGAATTGTTCAGTGGTGAGCAGACCAGCCCTTGCTAGAGCATTCAGATCTTCAATCTGTCTTTGCGTTCCTGTGCTCAACTGGTTCGTATCGTTCAAGAAATTAACGATCATGTCAGCAACAAACGGAAGTTGCTCAAGAACAGAACGAAGTTCGTCACCAGACAGACGGTCAGAGGCAAGACCTTGTCCAAGCTGGATCAGTGCTGCGTTTGCTTCTCGGGCTGATGCACCAGAGAGAATAGAAGCTTTTGTCAATGTCTCAGTCACATCAAGAACCTGCTGCTGACCTACGCCAAGTTGACGAGTTGAAAGCGCAATTCTGCTGTAAACGTCGGCCGTTGCCTGCCAGTTGCTTCTTGATCTGATTGCAACATCAAGTAGTCTCTCTTGAACAGCTTCCAGATTAGCAGTGCTGGAAGAAGTCAATAGGAGACGGTTCTCAACTTCTGTAAGAGCATCAACATACCCAACAAGACCACGAACAATTCCCGCACCACCCAAGACGAATAGAGCACGCTTGAGCAGAAAAATACCACGAGTCGCTCGGTCAGCAGCCATACCCATATCGTCGATACGTCGCTTGATAACTCGAGCACCTTGTTCAACGAATCGAACAGTGACTGTTTCAGTAACCATTGTTAGTCCCTCTGGTGATCAACGAAGAGACGAAAGCCACGGACCGATGCCCGCGCCTCTGAACTGGCGAGTTGTAGTGCTCCAGGAAGAAGAGACTTGTCGATGTAATCTACGTTGTTACTGAGAAAGATCCCAATTTTTAGACCAACACCAGAGATGCCTCGAACCGAATTGATACGAGTCACACCAGCCGATATCGCTGCGTGAGCATTGGCTCTTTCGCCCATACCATCACCATTCGCCTTTGATCCTTTGGGATAAGGATTGTAAGGACTGATGACTGCTGAGGTAGGCGCACCAATGCCGACTCTCCAGTTAGAGCGAGATTTACCAGTGTCTGCTTTTGTCTGGAGGACAAGAGCCCTGAGACCAGTTTTTGCAGTGCGACGAACCAAAGCAGATGCCGAGTTCTCAAACTGTCTACCACGTCGGCGAATGCTCTTTGAGAACTGAAGGGTCGGCATTACTTGGATTTCCTCGCTTGATATTTCAAATAGGATTTATCGAGTTCTCCTACGTGAAAGTGCATCGCCTCTTTCTGTTCGTCATCTAGTTCCTTCACTTGACCATATTGCTCGATGGCGAGCCACGATATAGGTCCGAGTTGAAAACCGATCTGCCTTGTCGAATTGAGTTCAAGAAACCCTAGATAGTATAACTCAAGTCCGGGCCAAATACTAGGGGCATTTTCAATGCGACTAGGTATTGGCAGGCCACTCCTGACGGCCTGCTTTATGATCTGATCTTCAATATGTCCTTGTTCCATCTGATATTCAAGGACACTTATGAGTTTCCCGAGTCTTCCTCGAGTTCGGCTTTCCGAAAGTTGGAAATTGAGTTGGCCTGCTCTTGGATATCGATAAAGAGGTTCGGCAATGCCACGAATGCGTCCCGAACATTTTCGTAGTTCATCGGCAGCACTTCACCCTCGCGAGACTCGATGCCCTTGATCAACTTCTTGTTGATCATCACTTCCCAGTCCAAAACAACTGTCTTGGCATAGATGTCGGACATGATAGAGATAGAACGCTCATTAGACAACGCACCAGCTTGCATCGCTTTGCGAACAGGCTTGAGAGCTTTCTCGGCATATTTCACATACTTCTTATTACCCTGAGTAGCAGAGGCAATCTTCACACGGAAATCACCATAATCCAACCAGATGCCGCTTGTTTCGAGATCTTCGTCTGTCTCGAATACGTCATACATTCCCATCTAAGATATTCCTTATGTTATGTTGATGAGCGGCTCTTCCCCGCTCAGGGGCGTTATTTCAGCCCGTGCCTTGAAGATTATGCCGCAGCGGTTGGGACATAATCAAAGTAGGTGATCAGGGCCGTGTGGTCCAGATCTGTGGAGACGTCCTGACCAGAAGAAGCGTCCGTGGACAGAGGCAGAGTGATAGGTGCATCAATTTCAACGTTGAGACGGCCATCGCCCAAAGAGATCAACGGCAAATCAAAGATCATGGCCGTGTTGTCTTTGACGAACGAAATGTCCAGCGTTACATCGGCATTTGTCCGAACCGCTTGAGTAGCAGCCACGTTGGAGAAATACGCGGTGAGTTCACCAGAGACTTCGAATGTGCCTGCGGTCATATCGAACGCACCAAGAGTGCCGACCGCCTTGTTGGGCGTGACGTTGTTGTTGATGCTGATCGTTGCTTCTGTGACGTAGGCGAAGAGTGCCGATGGTGCTTCGTCGACTGAACTTACAGTGCCGAGACGAATACGACCAACATCGCTCGAAGTGTTATATTCAGTGGCTGAAGCCGAATCAATAACACCTGTCTGCTTGGGACCTGTCACCCCATTACGTTGTTCGTTGTCTGTTGCAAGAAAGGTGAAGTCGATTGATGCCAGATCAGCCTGAGGAATGTTCAGCGAGATTTCGTTTGGAACTGCGCCTAGCAGAACTTCAGATTGAATTTGCGATGGCTGAGCATCGTCCGGAGCACCAAGGGTCCGTTCGATATTATAAGTCCGCCGCCTGATCAACGCACCTGTTTCGTTGCGAAGCACATCACCATAGAACATGCGAATTAATTTACCACTGACACCAGCATCGGCAACCATTGCCATGTCTGATTTGTCGAACGTGATAGCAGTAGCCGTGACCGACCGAACACGCTTGAAGCCGTTATTCGCGGCTGCGGTGAACGTGTTTGCAGAAACATCACCACCGATATAAACCCACTGACCCGGAACAATACCGAGAGTGGTAAGGTCTGTCACAGCGGTTGATGTCAGGATTGGAAGATTACCAGTGACATTGATCTCTGCGTCTGCATCAGCAAATTGAAAACCGACGACTTTGATCATCGCGTTCGCAGGCGGAGAAGCTTCATTGGTCAATTGACCAGTTACAACCTCAACTGAAGTATTAGACGTAACAGCAGACACAACATTGAGTGAGTTGTTCGCAGAATTGGCGAAATTCTTACCGATGATCAAGTTGCCGACAATAAAGCCAGCAGTTGAAGCGACCTCATATTCATCAGGATTGGCGAGATCGAGATCAACCGCAGTAACGATTTCTTCACCTTGCTTACGAGTAGATGCGAAGAACACACCCTGCATGAGATTGGTTAGATTTTCGTAGGTCAGATTGTGGTTGAAACCACCAGACGCGTTGAGGTCAGTCGTAACACCCTTGCGCCGTTGACGAGACGGGTTGATGGGATTTGGTGCTACGGTGATGATTTCGCCGCCGAAATCGCTGTAACTGTTCGGTTGCAGACGACGCCAAACTGGTGTGCCTGAGAGTCCGCCTTCACCGGGAAGCAAACCAAGCGCCGCTTCTTCGGCGTAGGCAAGACCAGTGATATTGGAGTCGATCTTTGGGACCTGTGCCATATTCTGGCCTCCTTACTTCGTTTCGTAGTATTCGAAATCGATTACCACATTGATTTGATTGAAGGTTCCTTCACGACCAAGTTCATTGATCCTGACGTTACGAAACCATACTCCATTCGGTGACGCGACACCCTCATAGGCATCTGTGACAACCTTAGCCAAAACATAGCCTCCTGACAAGCCAGAAGTTGATGGAGTGTTTATGGTGACAAGCACGATACCAGTCCGTAAAAACTGTCTTTTACCTGCACCGCCGAGTGTATCTTGTCGACCCATCGCATGACGGACAACGACCGTCGCCCACGGCGACTGATCTGCTTCTCTTTGGTCACGAATTCCTTCGTAGAACATCTTATGACCAGTCGTGTCCCACACTGTTTTGAGCATCGTGAGCATATCATCATTGGCTTGGGCATAATTCATCGCCGCACTCCAATATAACCGAGTAGAGTCTTGTTTCCAGGCTTGAGTTCCTGTGTAGCTTCAATCTGATAATCAACTCCACCATCACGAACCAACGTGTAGGTTGAAAGATCCTCTTCTCCAGCGAACACAATATATATCAATTCGGAGAATGTAACCAAACCTCGGAACTCAGTAGCATCACCCAAGGCAGCAAGCCCAAAGATGCGCACCGCACTCGGCAGAACCTGAACGCCGGGAACTTGAAGCCTGACTTCATCGTCGTCTGCATCACCAGTTGAAGCATCAGGAGCAGGTGATCCATTCCAAGGTTTTACCATGTCGGTCAAAGTTTTGACAGGCTTGACGAGAGTCACCGTCCGACCAGCATCAGTGATCAGACGTTGTGCAGTTAGTGCGAGTTTGGTATAATCAATCGCCATTACCGAATTACTCCCCCCACTCCTGTGATCCAGTAAACGAGAAGCTTGTCGGCAATTGGATAAGGGCGAATAAGATCAGGCCGAGAAGCGCCGCCCTCATATTCAATTTCAGTCTCAATGGGACCAACAATGTCGACGGTTCTCTTGACAGCTTGACCAGAGGAGGCAACAGTAGGATCAGGCAGAAGATCAGCAGAAAGGGCTCTAACAGCATATTCACATGTCGCTTTCTGTATATCATTGGGAACGACAAGACCGATCAACTTACCCTTGCGATCGTAAACATATTGACGAGGCCATGACAATGTGGTTGCATCAGGAGAAAGATTACCTTTGAAGCGATCAGCAAAGCGAAGTTCTATGTAATCAGTTGCTTTTATCAATGCTTTCTCTTTGTTTGCAGTTGTAGCTAAAGACCAAGCACCGTTTCCGCGATCTGCAAAATAAGCATCAGCGAAAGACTCCGTGGTGTAGGAGTTTGCGTTTGCGATCCCTGTTCCGTTTTCAACAATCAAAGTCATCAATTACCTCACATCCGTTTCTGTCGCGCCATTGGCGAGTGTTGCGTCGCGCTGATCTAAGACTCCAACTCAATCGCAATT